TGCCCCACGGTATTCATGTCCTGGCATCCTACTAATGGAAGAAATTGATCTATTGCCACTCGTTCCCATTCTCCACCAACGTAAATATAGAAATACTGATCGTTGAAAGTCACATTACCATCATGGCTCGCCAGCGATGTCTGTGTTGAGGTAAACGGAACTATCCTCAAATAAGGAAATTGCAAGGGTTGCCCACCAAACTGATTGGGTGGTGCGCCGGGTATTGGCACTACTTTCAGATATGCCGTAGTATAAGGAATTTCTGTTTGTAAAACCTCAACGGGCGGTGTGGCAGTAGCAAACTTCAACGATGTGACTAAATGAGCCGAAATATTCAAGTTTTCCGATCCATCTACCACAACCACAGGAGGAATAGGAAGGGGAACATCGGCTTGTAGATTGGGATACTTGGGGTTTCTCCATCGTTGACGATTCATATTGTATGGGTCTAAGCTAGTCCCAGTAGCCACAACTTCCATTCCCATAATGATCTTTTTTGGGCTAAACATTTTCTGGGTAGTCAGACGACGGTTTTCAAGCTGTTGAATGGTGTCGGGTAAAATATATCCGTGAGTGGTCAAATCAAACTCAGTTTTTACAACACGATCTTCTCCCGCCGGAATTTCCACCGTATGAGTATATGAATCAATCATAGTACGAAAACGGAATCCCTTTCGGCTTCCCCAATAGTCTCGGGTATTGAATTGAATGGTCTCCACCAACTTATTCATCTGTATAACGTATTCTGTCCATATGATAAAATGATAGGTCAGTAGCATATGACTAGGAATAACCACATTGTAAATCTCATTCACCGGAACATTTTGCCCCACGAGTGCGGCGAACCTTGTATATTGGTTCTTGGGAGAATACAACTTTCTGACTGAGGCAGTAAGATAGCGATTGAAAAACTTCAGAGTAGGATCGGTTTCTGAAGCCGTTCTTTTGAAGATCATGGCGGGAAGAATTATCCTTCCCTGTTTATCACGCATGTAGCCATCCCTTTGTGCCGAGGTCCATCTCTCGGGAGAACCATAGAATATAGGAACCTTTACTTGTTTTCCTACATCCTCCACTTGAAGTTGCATGTTCTCTAAATGAGATAGGATGGTCTCGTCTATATCCTCAAGAGTAATGGTAGGGTCTTTTTGAGTATCCTTGTCTCGGCGTACTTGCGTAGCACGATCTCCTATAGGGACGTTTTGGAACTGGGCAAGATCAGGCGGCTGTCTGATAAACTTTTCAGACCTATTTATCGGCTCCTGTGTATAGTTAGGAGCGGGATTTGAACTATTACCTTTCCAGCTTCCCATATTATTTTGCCCAACTACTAATGATTTGGTTTAATTGTATATCATCTATTTCTACCGGAGGATTCTCCCTCCACGAAAACATCCATTGATTTTCTTTTTCCAAAAGTCCTATGGAAAAATCTCTCACTGGGTTTATTACCGCCCACATGCCACTTTCCGTCTTTCCCAAAACCACATATGAATGGGGGTCTTTTCCTGCGGCATGACAATGTGCCACAATGTTGTGTATAACATCTATTATTTCATCGGGTGTACCGGGAGGAGTTTTCCAAGCTTTTGATGGGTCTCCAACATCTGATTCGTTCAATAATAAATATAATGATATCATATTATACTGGCTCCCATTTATTACAACATCCATCTCTATAAATCGGAGATTTTACTCTGCCGCACTGACCCTTTCCTCCGACTTCGGAATAATATTCACAATTCCCACAGCGAGTGGGAACATTTTTGGCATCTTCAATGTATCCTGCTTCGCTTTTTGAAATCAATCCCATAGGTTTCTCGGACAATTCCTCTCCTTTGCTTCCTAAGAACAAAGCACACACTCCATGCTCGGCATTACATTTGGCAGGAGTAGTGAGCATACATTCGCTTGTTTCTTTTTTGAAAAAGGCGCATTTTCCACAACGACACCCGGGCTTTACATTCTTTTTACCTTGGTCAATAACCTCGGGGGTGACATATACAACGACCTCGTGAGAGAGTTTCTTTACTTTTTTTTCCTCTTCCTCTAACAACAGTATATTCCTTAGTTTTATCATATTAACTTTGTCTAACTACGATGTCTTTGCTGCTGAGTTTGCTATAATGACAATTACATATAATAGAATAGCTTTTCTCGGCTACTCCACCCAAGAACTGTTCCTGGGCTACATCATCAATCTCGTGATAACGTTCATTGAATAGAACAATGTCTCCAGTGGATGGGAATAAATTGACAACTCTAAGCATCTTTTCCCTAAACTTGAATACCACGTTTTGTTTACGATCCGGCCCGAAATCATCAACCTCAGTAGCAATCTCAGCACGATCAATAAGAGCAACAATATCAATACCGGGGTAGTATTGTTTGCCTACCGATGGTTTACTCTCCCCGTATATGTTAGTAGGCGTTTGATCAGGACAAGCCTTGAAAATTGTAACTTCGGTCTGAACAACATCTCCGTACAATTCGGCGGAAATGGATTCGATGAATTTCCTGTCTCTGTCACTAAACCATCTGCCAGGGGTTCCCATATTAGTAAATGCTCCCTGCTTTGTAGGATGCTCCACCAGTCCCGGGTTTTGTCGCCGCTTTACCAGTATGTAAAGCAATGAGTTCTTCTGCTAATTCCCGAATATCATTAGCAAGACCGCCAGAAGTTGACGCTACGTTCATATTATCCAATGCTTGAAGGATTTCTTTTCCAATCTGAACCTCTCGCCTTTCTTCGGGTTTGATGCCGGGCGGGTCGCACATATCTTCATTCTTTACGAATGCTTGTTGGCCTTCATCTTCCATGTAGCCATACTCGGAGGCTAACTCACGGGCTTCTTGGAGGGCACACTTTTTGGCTTCCTCAACGCTTTTGATGTATCCCATACCGACTCCTTGAAGTCGTTTGTATGAAAGCACAGCATCTCCTGCCCCGAATACCTTTTTGAGTCCTTCACGGACTAATTTGCCTTTGGGATTCTCATCGGCAATGACGCCTTCGTTGATCAGTCTGAACTGATTTCCGCCTACGTTTTCAAATAGTTTCTGTTTCATAGTTATACTTTTACTTCCATTTCTATACATATTAAAGTTCCATCTCCGAACATTCTAAAAGGAGCATTGAATCTCTCTGACGTTTTTATAATCTGAAGCAATGGTTGTTTCCACTGACTTTGTTGAGGATGATGGTGTAATAGGGGAAGATACAGACGAACAATACCTCTCCCGTTTTGATCTTCAACTTCCCACTTTACAAGTTTATCTCTTCCAGTGTTTCTCAAAAAATATCTTACGATTTCTGCTCCGATCTTTCTAATCTCGGGATATTGTTTTAGTGGAGGGTTTCTTTTGTAACCACTAAGAGCATTATCCTCAATCAGTAAGTCTTGTAATAGCACACTCATGTTATCCAATGTAAATGATCATAGGAATACGTTTCAGAGTTTCCTGTAATTGTTCTGCCATTGCCGCTTGCTTTTCCATCTGAGAAAACTTGCCCGCCGCATCTAACATTTCTTTCAAGCTATCTAATAGCATTTGTTTTTCCTGTTGGGCTTCCGATCTCAACTCGGCACCATCCAGTGTAATCTCTCCACCTGGGATGGGGATCGTTTGCATTTTTTGACGAATGCATCCTAAAATTTCTTTACAGTTGGATAGAAAGTAATTTCTGATCCACATTTTACCAGGATCGTTTATGTCAGAATAAGTATGATTTTTGTATGGAACGCTAGCAAAATCGGTTGCTACTTTCTCTCCTAATGGAGTCAGGGAGCTATTCTGAAACACTTCATCATCATTAGTGTACTCAATCCATAGCTTGAAATTGTATGTTGGAATTGGGAACAGTCTTAATTTGTTGTTTTTGATTTCAAATGAATATTGAGATTTACGAACCATGTCGTTGAATTGAATGGCTTGACCACGAAGTAAATCTTCAAAGATTGGAGTCATCAAAAATTGAACGGCTGGAGAGTAAGCTCCGAAACCAAGTTCCTGCAAAACGTTGGAATAACTCATTCCCGTCATGGAAAACGGGTCATAAATACGTGCAAAGGCTGGAGGACGATAGTTGAATATCCTACGAATTGTAATTTTGTTACAATTTTCATATGTATCTCCAAGCAATGCTTGTAAATCATAGTCCTGTTGCATTGCGTTGCACGTAATGAATTTTTTCTTCCAATCTGTAGTTCCGCCTGTTCCAACCTCCGTACCATATTCTTTGGAAATTCGGCATATGTAAGGCACACCAGCACCAATTACTGCCCGATCAACCAATCCTTGCAAACTCGATATCTTTTGTCCTTCGAGGTTGAACATGTTGTTGATCATGTTGTATTCATTGACTTTGGCGTTGTAAACGTTACACGCTTCCTCAAAAGCAGCATAAAAGTTTACATCAATAAGTTCCACATCAACGTTGGGATAGCCGAGGCGGCGAGCCGCCCATATCATTGCCGCATAACATTCTGTTTGAAAGGCGGGGTCTGAATCATATGCACCAAACGGAGTACTTCCGGATACTGATGAACCACTTCCGGGGAATCGTATTCTATCTTGATCTAATAATGCCATCGTCTTATTCTCCTATGAACTTACAAGCACACTCTTCTTTATAAATATAGAAAGTTCAACCCTTTCGCTCATCAAAGATTTATTTGAATGGAGGATTCCCAATGATATTTATATGTTGTCCAGTGCCCTGCATTTTGTGGGGTTACGACCTATTATGCGAATGCCTATACTCTACAGAAGTTTTTTTAAAGAAGAAGAAGATGATGATCTGCCCGGCGACCCATTCTGGGGGAATACTGGAGCAGGAGTGCTGTTTCTCGCCCGAGACACTGGACGTTTTCTTGTATTTTTACGATCCGACTCCGTAAATGAACCCGGTACATGGAACCTTTCGGGTGGAAAACTTGACCCCGAGGAGGAACGAAATTCAAATAGAATGGCAGGAGCTAAAGAGGCAGCGGCAAGGGAAGTAGAAGAAAAAACGGGATATGATGGCGAATATAAATTGAAACTTCTTCATATTTTTCGTCACAAAATAAGAGGTACCAATAATGAGTTTCGATACTATAACTTTCTCTGCATAGTTCCATTTGAATTTACACCACAGTTGAATTGGGAACATGATACTTCTGAATGGGTTGATTATGGTGATTGGCCATCGCCACTTCATTTTGGGTTAGCAGACGTTATTCGACACATGGGGCCGAGGCTTGAAAAACTTTCCAATACCCTCAAACGAAAAAATGCTCGTATGTCGGGCGAAACCCCAAACCCCCGGGTTGTTGAAAACATTGACGATTGTGAATTTATAAACAAAGGACTCGTAGATGATGGTATTTTTGGGTACGAAATGCGAAGCAAGAAGTCTTTCATATCCTATGGATACGACCCTGCATACAAACTATTTTATCTCTACAACATAATGACGCCCAACGAGGCGGATACAAACAAAGGACATGCTAAGAGACTTCTGGAAGACTTCTTCCAACTCATAAAGCAATATGGTGGGGCACTGGACATTGGACCTTATACCGCTGCTGGTGTGTCTTATATTAAACATGTTGTAGAGAGACTTTCCAAAGAATATAACGTGCCGCTGGTGAAGGGACGAAATTTTTATGATCGCTCTTAAACCATTGATCACAGAATACATTAGCAGCCCAGTAATCCAATTGAAGGATTATCTCACCATGTCTGATGAGGCGAAACGGGACGATCTAGCTGAACATAATTCGTATTATATAGAAACATGGGCAAGGGAGGCAGACTTGCCGCCAGAGATAGAAAATAGCATCGCAAAGGGAGCAATGGAGCCTTACGAAGAACTGGAGGCTCTCAAACAAAACTATAGACCGCTCTATGACAATTTTACTCAGTGGTTATGGGACAAAATGGAAAGTGGTAATCTTAATGAGATGCCAGCGTGGGCGGTGCTGTCGTTTGAGAACATAGTCAAAAACCAGTGGCTAATTCATTTCAGCGATGATGCGTATGAAATATGGGAAAGCCAGAAGTTCTCTTACGGATTGGATGATTTATACAATATCGGCTACTCGACATATTTTAAGAAAGAATCCAAAAAGTATGGCGGGTACAATTTTGCTTATGACATAAAAGACTTTGCCAGATATGGAAGGAGTAACTATCGTGGAGGAGATTGGAAATATGGAAAGGCGGCGGTTGTGTTTCGAGCCAGCGGCATACGGGCATATCATTCGGGAGATGAAGAACCACAGGTCATATTTTGGGGAGATACCGCCAGAAACATTGTTCTCATTAAGGAGTCAGACCCTGGCCCGTGGGCAGTAATGACGAGAGGAATGGGAAGGTATGCATTCATTGGGGAGTTGACCGATGCGGTAAGATGGGTAGTGGCCAATTTTGATCAATATAGAAGAGTTCTGATACCATGATTTTGCTAAAGTCATTAATTGAAAATTGGAAGCCGTATCCACCAGACGCTAGGTTTGGAATTGGAGCAGTTGACTCAAATGCGGCTGTTCATTTTAAAGAAATATCCAGAGATACCTTTGGCAATCAGGTTCATGGTGCAGAAACAAATCCTTGGGGAAGATATAGGTTCAGGTATATGAACGGAGAAGTTCAATGGTCAGATTGTCCGTGGCCACCTAAAGAAGTAATACACAGAGTAAACGATAAATTGGAAAAATTGGGATTGAAAGTTGACAAACATACATCAATTTTTACATCGAGTGACGAAGATTTGAGTGACATACTATGATTAAGTTGCAATTATTAACAGAAGGTAGATACGACTACGGATGCGTAATGGCTAGGATTGACGAGAAAGCCGCTCGGATCATATTAGATTTCAATTACAAAGTAATTGGAGACCATATGATTTATGAGGAAGAAGGGCATGAATATGGCCGTGAGATTCAACCCCACATCACTCTAAAGTATGGGTTAGTAAATAGTTACACCGAAGAACAGATGAAGAAAATACTTCAACATGTAATTCCGTTTGATGTAATCGTCAAGGGTATGAGTGTATTTGAAAATGATAAATATGATGTAGTAAAGTTTGATGTTGATGGGAAAGAATTACACGATCTAAACGAAATATTCAGTAAGTTGCCGAATAATGATGAACACCCCGAATATCATCCTCACATGACCCTCGCATATGTTCATAAAGGAATGGGTCATAAGTTTGTGAGAAACCCGAAGAAGATAGCACGTATTCTGGTGAATATGATAGAGTATTCTGATAAAGGAGTGAAATCACATTATGTTCTAAACGAAATCAAAACACAAAGGTTACTTTATCACGGGACAAGTGAAGAAGCAGCAAACAGAGCATGGAAAAATGGACTTATACCGTGGGGAGGTATAAATCCTAAACTTAATTTTCCTCATATGAGTTATACGAGAGGAGTATATCTTACCAATAACATCAATGTAGCGAAAGAATTTGGATTGGTTGCCGGTAAACATTTGGAGAACGTTGTCATCCTCACGATAGACACCAGGAAACTTGATTCCAAAAAGATGAGAAAAGACCCTATGATGTATGATTCATATGTCTATACAGATGAAGTTCCTCCCGAGGCCATCGTAAATTGGAAACCCGCAAATGATTAATCTCAAAAAACTATTGACCGAAGCCTACGAAGTAGTGGATTTTCGTGATCCTAATTGGATTCCCGGCCCCTATGACAAAAAAGACGCTAAGAGAACGATGATTAACATCAAGGGCGACAAAATTTCTCTTTATAGGTGGGGGAACGGAAACATAGGAGAGTGGAAAGACATTATCAGCACTGTTGGAGATCATAACGATATGATGTCACTAACTCCAGGTGGAAGTCTTATTCTTCCCGATAGAGTTGGTGGTAGTAGCAAATGGGAGGGAGCAAGAAATCTCTATACCTATGGAACGAAGGAATGGCCAGAGATTCTGTTACAGGCTGGTATAATCAACCCCGAGACTAAAGTTTACATTGGAAATTGGGCAGGGTCTCGTGGAACATTTATAGGTCGGGCGGGAAAACTTGTAACCAAAGATTTGAATAAGTTGCCTTCTAAAATGGTATTCTACCACGGAACCGATTCTACGAGGTTGGAACAAATTCAAAAAGAAGGTCTAGGCCCGAGACCACGAGAAGAACGAGTATGGAAATCGGATGTTTTGAAATATCACCCCGAATGGAGAGAACGAGCCGTGTATTTGACTGCCGATAAAGGACAAGCCAATTACTATGCCAAAAAAGCAGTTGCCGTAGCAAGAAGAGCAGGAAATAGAGATGTCAAAAAAGTGGTTTTGAAAATAACCATACCACGAAAGTTCTATCGTCAACTATTACCCGACGATGACTATTTGATGCGGCAGTTGATCTGGATAGGTTTGACTTGGGTTGATTCTCTAAAATCATTCTCGCAGGTTGCCTACCTTGGAACTATTCCTCCTGAGTGGATAGAAATTGAAGATATGGTTACATATGGAAACTGGACGTGGCCCGACGTAAATATCAAAGAAAAAATGGTAAATGAAATGTGGAATAAATCATTGCCGAGATATCTTTATCACGGAACCTTCGGTGCTTTGGTAGATTACATAAAAAAAGATGGAATAGTTCCTCGTGGTGGTGGATCATGTTATAATTTTGATTGTGAATGGGGGGGTATATCTCACAACAACAAAAGATAGGGCTGCTGAATGGCCAATGGAAACCGAAAATGAAAATATACCCGAGGAATGGTTTGATGATATTCGAGTTCTAACAATAGACACAGCAATGTTAGATAAAGAAACATTTGATTCTGATCCTCAGATTGTAATGTATGACGACGAAAGACAAGCATCTTTCATTTATCGAGATGATATTACTCCATCGGCAATTGTAAAAATAGAAAAGGTGTAATGATAAAACTCAAATCCATAGTAGAAGCCATAGAAAAAGTTGGGTATGACCCCGACGAAGAATCATCTGATGTACCTATTAACTGGGATGAATCTGATATTCAAATGTTGCATAAGTGGGATATCCCAACTATTAGGAAATTCTTGGGTCTCCCCGAATCATATATCGCAATTTGTCCCGCTATAGTTGATGTCAATGAGCTGGATGCCAATGTAGGAAGCGAGGATTCGGAAGAAGATACCTATGATTATGAAGATTTTAGGTACATAAAGAGAGGGTTGCCGCCAGTAGTCGTGCGGAGAACAAACGGTCGTCTTTTTATGGTGGATGGAAATCATAGAGTCTATTGGGCACAGCATCATACCAATTATCAAACCATCGGGGCGTGGGTGGTGGATGATGAT